TTGTTGAGTTTGGGATAGTATTGCTATATTTATTGCTCTATGCTAGATAAAGAACTAATTGCGGAATGTATTGGGATTGTTCAAAGTTCAAACACTGTGACCGTAAACCAAGTAAGCAATGAACTTGAAATAAGCCAAGAGAAAGCAAAGGACATACTTGAACAACTTTGTGACTGCCTTTTGATCGTTGACTTTCACGGGTTTTATGCGGTTACTGATTGGGCGGAATTGAATTGAGCAATATTTCGTATATTTACCACATGGATAAAAACGAGAAAATAAGTAAAAGCATGGAGGGCAACACCAATGCCGAGAAGTGGACGTTTGAAAGGGCAAGCAAGTTAATGAATGATGCGGTTGAATTGTCTAAAAGTGAAAGCTTTGATTTTATCGGTGAAGTAGCTAAAAAGCTAGATACTTACATTGATGTGTTTGATTACATTTGTGATAAATTCCCTGAACTAAAGAAGCAAAAGAACAAATTAAAAAGGAACTGCGAAACTAACTGTTTTTCGAACATTAAAAATGAAAATATTAATGTTGGTGCTGGTATCATGAACCTAAAGAGCAATCACGGCTGGACTGATAGAGTACAAAGTGACGTAAACCAAAAGACCGAAACAGTTGAAACACAATTCGTTGTAAGCGATAAAAACACAGCTGACGAAATCAAAGACTTTATCGAAGAATTAAAGCAGGATAAAGAATAATTACTTTTTCTCTTGTTTTATAATATACTTTGTTGTATACTTGTAAGTATAAACCAATAAATGATATTATGGAAAAACTAGAGATTGAAATTCCACAAGGTCACGAAATAGACCAAGAAAAGTCAGACCTTACAAAAGGTTTGGTAGTGTTTAAAAAGGTAGAGAAAAAATGGCCTACGAGTTGGGAGGATTTGAAAGATATAGGAGGGTATTTTACATTACGAGATTCAAGTGTTTGCCATCCTCCAGTCCTTAACAGAAAAGAGCATAATAAAAACATGTTCCCCACCAAACAAGACGCTGATTCCTCTTTAGCCGAAGCCCAACTATTACAGCTTAGAAAGGCTTATATTGGGGATTGGGATGCGGATTGGAGCTTCGATAACAACGTAAATAAATATTGCGTTGAGCGTCATTATAACAAAGTTATTGTTGATTATCATTCGTTAAAATACGAAGAACTATCCTTCCCCAAAAAAGAAATGGCCGAACACTTCCTAAAACACCACGAGGAATTGTTGAAAGTGTATTTTAAGATTAAGTAAATAACTAAAATTAGATAAGATGAAAAACTCCAAAATTCAAGTTGAATTTACAATTGAGAGCAAAGAAGCGATTGAAGCTATTTGTGAATTAAGAAACAAAATGCTTGCAGAGTTAGAAGTTTACAAGCTTTTAGATGAGTTAAATATTGACAGGGATATTTAAAACAAACAGCCTCAAGCTAATGGATAAGCTAGTGATGGATTCTATAAAGAAGGTTGCTTAGGGTGTCGTAGTCCCTTAGAAACATCACAACACTTCCAAGAGTGTTAGCTTTAAAGTTAGGTAATGTCTAGGAAGGGTTTACAAGTGAAAGCTTTTTAAGTGTGTAGCTGAAGTGGTTCGAGTCCACAGCATTATTCCACTTGGAGGACTTGAGGTTGTTTTAACATTAAAAACCGTTCTTACCCCCGGTCAAGGGAAATTGATCTTTAAATAGGCTGGGAGTGGATTTGTTCTGCTCCCTTTTTTATTTTGTATCTTTATTGCATGAGAATAAGCAATACTTTCAAGCAAACAATGAAAGCTTATCGTGACGGCTTTCGGTTTATCATTAATAAGGGGGGTTCAAGATGCTTTGCACCTAATCAAAAGGTGTGGACCACTAATGGACCTAAACCAATAAAAGACATAAAGAAAGGTGATGTTGTTAGGTCCTATAATGAGGAAACAAAGCAAACAGAACTAAAACCAGTATTGGACCTGTTTAAAAACACTAACGAAAAAAAGTCTTTACGAATCACATTAAAAGACGGTCGGACCATTGAAGCAAGTGAAGATCATAAGTTTTATTACAAAGGAGGGTGGGTTTCTCTAAAACATATCGTATCTTTACACCATGATAGAATGGAAAACAATACCTGATTTTAGCAGGTACGAAGCGAGTAACACAGGTTTGCTAAGGTCCAACAATTACAAGCGAACTGGAAAAACAAAAGTTTTAAAGCCAGCAATCAACCCTAGAGGCTATCCACAAACTATGCTACAAAAAGACGACGGCACTTATTCTTCAAAGCCTGTTCATTACTTTGTAACACGTGCTTTCTTTGGTCCAAGACCGCAAGAATTAACAGTGGACCACATAGACGGTAATAAGCAAAACAACACTATCAGTAACTTAGAGTATGTTACTAGGTCCGAGAATTGCAAACGAGCAGTAAAAACTGGTCTTTGGGAAATCAAACACGGGAGCAAGAACGGAAATAGTAAGATCACAGAATCACAAGTAAAAGAAATACGTGACTATTATGCACAATTCAAAAAAGGGGAAAAATACGGTCGTAAAGCTTTAGCGGAAAAGTACGGCATTTCTGAATCACATTTAAAAGATATTCTTTCAAGAAGGCGCAATGTATGGAAATACGTTTAGATGAAATTGCAAAGGTTGAAGAAATAAACATACCTGTTTCTTATGATATTTCGGTAAGTGGTAACAAAAACTACTTTCTTGACACTGGTCACTTGGTCCACAATTCAAGCAAAACTTACAGCACTTTACAGCTTCTTTACATCATAGCTAAAGACGCACCTAAAAAGCGAATCATTCACGTAGTTTCTTACAGCACACCACACTTACGAGACGGTGCAATAACTGACTTTGAGGACATCATACAAAACGAGGGGGAAGATTTAGACCAAGTACGGCTTAAAAACCCTTACACATACACCATTGGTAACAGTATCATTCGATTTATTGGTATTGATAAAGCTGGTCGTGCATTAGGAGGGCAAAAGCATATCCTATTCATAAACGAGGGTAACTTAATGAAGTGGAAAGTAGTGCATCAACTTATCCAACGAACCACTGAAACGGTATTCATTGATTATAACCCTAGCATTGAATTTTGGGTAGATACGGAAGGGATTAGCACAAGGGACAACGCAATAACTTTAACAAGTACCTTTCTTGACAACCTAGACAACCTTACAACCTCACAAGTAACAGAATTTAAAGAGGGTAAAAGGAAACATGATGAAGAACTAGCAAAAGATGTTCAAGGGCATTGGTTTAACTGGTGGCGTGTGTACGGCTTAGGAAAGAACGGAGTTGTTGAGGGTGCGATATTTAACAACTGGCAGGTGGGCGAATTTGATGAAACATTGCCTGTTCTTTACGGCATGGACTTCGGATTTAAACATCCTTTTGTGCTTGTAAAGGTTGCCTTTGACGCTAAGACAATGAAACTTTATGCACATGAAGAAATACATAAAAGTAACCTTAGCCCCAATGAAATAATCAAACTACTTGAAACAAAGATACCAAACAAAGACAGTGTAATACTTGCAGACAGTGCAGACCCTACACAAATACGAGGTATAAAAAATTCAGGGTTTAACATTATGGGGTTAGGTAAAGAAAAAGTTGTTATAGGTATTAGACACCTTCAAAATTGGGATATTGTAGTGACTGAATCAAGTAAGAATCTTATTGCAGAACTCAACAATTACGTATGGTTAGATAAAAAAGGAGAAGTACCAATAGACGATTGGAATCACATTTGTGACAGTATACGGTATACGGAAAAATTTTATAGGTACAAAAATTCTTAAAAAAATATCTTACTTTTATAGTCATGAACATATTTACGAATAAAACAAACACCCCACAATTTTGGAACGTGAACAGTGCGTACAACTATAAGAGGGTAACAGCTGACGAAATAGTTAAGGAAGGTTTTTTAGGCAATGAATTAGTTTACGCTTGTGTTTCAGCACTTGCCCACGCTTGTGCAACCACGCCTTTAAAGTTAATGAACGGGGAAGATGTAGTGCCAATGCAAGACCCTATTTATCAAATGTTCTTCAATGAGTGGAACAGTAAGCAAGGGAAGAATGAAGCAATGTATCAGTTATTCGTAAACTTGTTCTTACATGGCAAATCGTATACGCTCAAGAAGTCTGAAATGGTAGGCTTTGAAACGAATGAACTTTGGGTATTGCCAACTCAAGAGGTTGAGCCGTCAATGGAAAATGTTTCTTACTTTGAAGATGTACCTTACTACAAGTTCAGCGATAATACTAGAATACATAAGTACTTCACAGAAGAATTGATAATACTAGAGTATTACGACCCTTCACAAATACAAGCACAGCAATCAGGACTAAGCCCAATACAATCAGTGTGGGAGGTGGTTAAAGCGTCTAACAATAGAGCAACGGCAGAAGGTGCAATGCTAAAGAATAGAGGTATTGCTGGACTAATAAGCCCAAAGGCTGCAAGCGGTGACGCTGGCGCATTGGGTTTTAGTAATTCTGTAATGGAA